TCCGTCATCTCGATGCCGATGTGCGTTGCGTTCGCTGCGCCACCACAGTGCCACGCGCGCATGGTGTACGGCAGCGTCTGGTAGTACGTCCCGTCTCGCTGGATAAAGCCGTGCACGCACACGCTTTGCCCGCCCGGCTGGTACTGGTTGTAGCTGCGTGCCATCACCGCCGCGTTGGGCTGCGGCACGCCGATGCTGTGCAGCATGATGCCGCGCGGCGTCAGCGGCGCGCCTACCTGATAGCACTTGTTTTTCGCCGCAAATGCTTTAACAATGTTGATTGTCATGTCGTCACCTCCCACGCTGCCGCGTAGTCCGCCGGGCTATACGCCGTGTCAGACTTGCATCGGTACGTCTTGCCGTCCGTCCAGATCATGTACTCCCCGGCGTGGTACATATCGTGCGCGCCGGTCGGCTGCGTAAACGGTCGTGCGGTTGCCAGGCTTGTCCCGTGCAGCGGGCGGTTAAACGTGCGCCACGCCGCATTGCCGGGTTCGATGTCAGGATATGTCGCATTGTCATACGCTGCATAGCACTCCCACGTCTGGCCGCCAGCGTTATAAATCTCGCCGACCGTGTGCGCGCCTGCCGCCCAATCGGGATATAGCACGCTGATTGTGATCCGTTCAGCGTCTGTTGCAGCGGCCGCAGCCGCCCTGTCGATCGCCGCGCGGTAAGCCATCGCATCCTTACGTGTCATCAGCAGCACCTCCCGTGATGATCCGCAGCGCCTCCGTGTCGCTGATCTCCTCGCTGGGCGCGTCGATCTCCATCCATCCGTCGATCGTGTCTACGTTTACGCAGGTGTAGGTCGTCACGCCACCGTTGTTAGTCAGCAGCTTGCCGCTGTCTGCCACGAGATTGATGCGGCGGCGCTTTGTGCCGTCGCCGTATGTGTAGATGATATGTCGCTGTATCATGTACTCGCCTCCGGTGTCGATGTCAGGACGGTGTCGCCAGCCGCATAGGCAGCGCCGTTGTATGTCGTATCAGCGGCCGCCTTGATTATGATGGTGGCCCTCGTCGCGCTGTTGCGGATGTTGGCCATGGCGGTATCAACATAATCACCACTTGTATAGACGGTAATCGTCAATTCGATTTGCGTGTCATCCAAAAATGCCTGATTGTCAATCGCTGTGACCGCGTAGCCAATACTGCCCACTTCAACGGTTTTCAAGGCTCGACAACGGTTGATGGATTTAGCGCCTATAACCGTTTTTCTCGGGGCGTATAGACTATTAAGTCTTGTGCAACCAGAGCAAAACCACTGCTTCATTTCGCCTTCGGCAAGTGGGATGTTGATCGTCCGCAGTTGATCGCACCCCTCGAATTCGTTCCCGTATGAATCTACCAGCAGCGGAAAATACGCGTTTTCGATCAGCGAACTCGTAAAAGACCCGTCGCCATCTTTCGTTATCGTTGGAAAAATCTTCTCGACTTGGGATGCCGGGCTCCTGTTGCCGCGGAAAGCGCCATTGTCCACACTGATTACTGGAACCTTAAAATTTATGGTCTGCGCTTTTTGCGCCATTATCGTAAACTCGCCTGCGCTGCTGCCTGTGTAAGTAAAGCCAAAAATGCCTATCGGGATGTGGCTAAAATACACATCCGCAGCCGCGACGAGCCCGTCCGCGTCCCGCGCCGTAACGACGATGCCGTCCGTGATGGTGGCGCCGGTCGTGATGCCTCTCACCGCGTTGCCCATCTGCGCAATCTTGTACGTTTCCGCACCGCCTGTTTTCTCGCGGATGGCATCGGCGATGTCCTGCACAGCGGCTTCTTCGTAGAGCTTTTTCATCAATAGCTCACCTCCGTGCCGTCGCCAATGACGACACTGACCGTTTCACTGCCATTATAAATGTATCTGGTGCCTCCAACTGTTATGTCGAGGGGTTTGGGGTTAGGTAATGTTCCGTCAGCTCTTGCAAGCCTCGCCTGTTGCGCCACAACACCATCGGCTGTTATCGCCACGGTAAACGACTGCGCGGGAAAGCCCATGCTTTCCAGCGCTCCTGCGCCTGAAAATATCCAAATGTTAGCGGCAGGAACAGGAATAAACAGCGGCAGTGTTGCCGTATATGCAGCTAGCGTGCAGCGACAGACAAGATTATAGCTCGAATTATAAGCTGCCTTAATGTCGTCCATAGCCACTTGGCACGTGTAGTTCGGGTAATCGCCCGCAAGGTCGATATAAAAGGCAGGATGAATGTCGTGGGCTATCTCCGCCTTGTCCGATGCCGTCCAATAGTCAGTGCCCTTGACTGGTGTTTTGCCGGGATCACCTTTCGGGCCTTTCAGAGCTGCCACGGAGATAAGGTTTTGCCACGTGCTGCCGCTGTCTGTGCTGTACTGGATGTAGCCGTTCGCCACGCGCAAGTCCATGCTGCCAGCACCACCACTTGCGGCAACTTCATTGATGGCTGCGACAAGATTTTCCTTTGCCTCCGTTGTCAGGTCGGCAAGGTTGCCGATCTGGCGCTGGATCGTCTGCAGCGTCATCTGGTCTGTCGGGGTGTATGTATACCCGGCGGGCTTAGCGCGCTTGTGTACGACAAAGTCCTGCTGCACCATCGTGTACGAGCCGGTGTGATCGGTGACGTAGGCGTAGGCCGTCAGCGTGTGGCAGTCCTGCAGCAGCTCGTCCGGGATGATGGCCGTGCCGTCGTCCCCAACGTCCACGTCCACGCTGCGGCCAAAGCACTTATTTTGATAGTGGATCTGCTTCACGCCGCTGCCCACGCGCAAGCGCCGCCCGGTGTCCCACTGCCACAGCGCCCCGCGCCCGTCTGCGATTGTAATAGTCATATGATGTCCTCCCTCAGTCACAGCGCGCGGATGCGGTCAGCAAAGTCACACGCGAAGATCTCGCCAGTCTGGCCGCTTTTTGCGCGGATTGCATCGGCAATACCCTTAAAAAGCTCGCCGAGATTATCGACGTACTGCACCGTCGGTGTGTCCGAAAACGCTGTGATACGCTTATCTAGCCACTCCTTGCTGGGTTCCTTGCCAACACCGAACGCCGCAGTCAGATCGATCAACATACAGGACGTGAACCAAAACGTCGTGTTCTTTCCATCATTGTTGTTGTAGTCAAAGCGGCAAGGGTAGCTGCCATCGCTAAAGCTTGTGCGATCAAACACCGCCGACAAGCGCGTCCACGTGTCAGAAGCAGCGTTGACGGCCATACCAGCAGCAGCCGCAGGCTCGGCAACCGGCCAGTACCAGTCGCAGGTTCCCGTAACTGCAGCCTCAAATCGGATCTTAAATGTGACGTAGTATTTGTGCGACGCAACCAGATCATGCGCCGCAGACGTTAGTGTAACTTCGCCCGCGCCGGAAGGGATGATCTTGATACTGGACGCGGCCCCGTCGCCCGGCGTGATGCTAGATAGCTGCCACGCGCAGTTGCAACGCGTGGCCGGAAACCAACCTTTCCCGCCGTTTGCCACGACATTAGTCATAGATATAGTGGTAGCCATGGTATGCCCCCCTTAGTACGCGCTGTTGATCGCAACGGCGATCGCGCTGTCAATGTACTGCTTGATTACCTTGTTCTGCACGGGATTCGTCGATGTGCTCGACATCGCCGTGTCCACTATCACGCCACCACCGGCCACCACCTTACTGTCCACATACTTTTTTGTAGTCGCGTCGTCATCCTCGGTCGGCGTGCCGATCTTTAACCGCGCCTTAGCCCGCTTATCGCCGTCCGGCACAGTCACCTCCACGGCGCCCACACCAGATACGTTGATGCTGGCGTTTGCTCCTGCGGCCCCGTTGTCGTGCAAGGCAAGAACCGGCGTACTCACGGACTGGGCGTTAACCCCGCCGTTCGTCGTAAGCCCCTTGACAGGTTCAAAGTCCCCGTTCACTGTCAGATTTCCGGTAATCGTGCCGCCAGCTTTGTCCAGCTTCCGGTACAAATCCGTTTTATCCGCTTTACTGGACAGTGCAACGGTAATGGTTCCGTTCATTACCGGATTTGTGCTGCCCGAAGACAGCTTGCTGTCCACTGTGATCTTCGTCGCGCCCTCCGCGATGCCGTCGAGCTTAGCCTTATCCGCAGCAGACATCAAGCCCGCCACACTCTTCGTCGCATTCGTCTTGTCCGCCTTGCTGTTGAGCGCCGCCTTTACCAGCGCAACAAGCTTCGCAGCCGCGGTCGAACCCGTGTATGTGGATTGGCCGTTCATGGTATCATCCCTTTCAATTTTCGTCCCAGACAGCCTGCATCTCGTCAGCCGTCATGGCAGTCAGGCCGTCCAGCTTGACCTTGTCTGCGGCAGACATCAGGCCAGCCGAGGACTGCGTGGCAGTTGCTGTGCTAGCTTTTCCGGCCAGCGCGGCCGTCACCACCTTGTTTTGCACAGGGTTGGTGCTGGTCGTTGATAGCGCGCTGTCCACATCGATCGTGCCCCCACCGCCACCACCGGAAGGCGACGATCCGGAAGGACCGCTATCGGATGTGTTGTAGCTGCTGCTGGACTCCACGCTGTTGCCAATCGACGTTTTCCCGGAAAACACGAACGTGTAGTTCATGATGATCGACGGGTATTCCCGGCCGTTGATGTCCTTGACGATAACCTTGTCGAAAATGTCAAGCCGCGGGTCAGCCGGAAGATCACCAGAAAACTTATAGATCGGCTTATTTTTCAGCTGTTCGTACACCGTCTTTGCGACTGCTTCAGCCGCGACGGTGATCGACCCGGACGGCCCTTCAATGCCCAGCCACAAATTATCGTCATTCAGTTCAATGACGTAGCCTCCGGCGCCGAAGAAATACGTGTGCTCTTGCCCGTCACTGGCGAACGTCTTTTTCACGCGCACTCCAGTGACTTCGACCGGCGTACTTGCCACTTCCAGTTGGTTAATCCACTGTGTTAACGTCACATCTGCTGTAGATGTAATCGGTCGCACATACAGTGCATCCCCAGACACCACGGCATTGCCACCGCAGGCCAGCGCGATAGCTTCAATCACCTGCCGGATGGTGTGCTGTGTGTCCACGGTCGCCAGCGCGTTATACCCCAAATCATTATCAATCGCGCTGGGCGTCAGGCCGAGACGAGTCGCTGCCAGCCTCCATAGCTCTATGTAATTGTGCTCTCCCTGCATCTCCGTCGGGCACAGCACGTCCGCTTCCCTCATGGCATCGTAGCAAGTAAGCGTGGTAACTTCGTGCACGGTTTCCACTTCATAAACCTTAAAGCTGCCCATTGGAACCAAGTATCCATTGCCGTCGATTTTGATATCTGCCTTTAGGTGCACGGTCGCTCCTTCGTATAGATTCCGGTTATCGACGTTTTGCCACCCACCATCGTACATTTCAATTGTCGCGCATTTGCACGCGGAAAGCCCGACCGGGTAACTGCCTGATGATATCTGCGCTGTGATTTTCGTTCCACCAGGACGAAAACACGCCCCGTCTACTTGTAGGTGTTCCCCCGCCTTGAGCGTCACAGTTGTACTGCCATAATACACCAATGTCACATCGTGATCCCACGTAAAAGTCGCTTCAACCACAAAGTTCGTCTGCGATGGATAGACGCTTGTGATTTGACTTTCGACTGTTCGCATTCATGTCACCCCCAATCACGTCAGTGGATTGACGCTGACCATGTTAAAATCCAGGGACGTAAACAGCTCCTTGCCTTCGTTCAGGCGCCCGATATTCAGCTGCCCTTTGCCGACGTAAAACCACGCCTGGCACCACGCGCCGTAGTAAGCGGAAAAGTAGTGCAACTGGAACTGCTGACCTTTTGCAATGATCTTCAGGATCTGCGACAGCATGGTTTTGCTGATCGACGCTCGGCTATATCCAAGCGCTTCGACCGTGAACAGCGGACTGACAACGGCCGCGCCGGTCTGGGTGCGGCCGCTGTCCTCCGTGTAAGTTGTTTCAAAGTCGTACGTCAGCGCGCCGGAATCCGGCTGCGGAAGTACCAGCCAGTCATCCGACGGACTTTTTCGAATTTTAATGTATTCCTGTGCCATGTGTTACACCGCTACAAGCGGGTTTTTGCCCGTTTGCCCTTTCCGCAATTTTGCTTCGGTGATTACTTCATCAAACAGTGTGCGGCGATCCAACCGGGCGATAAACTCGTATCGGCTGCCGGCACCGCCGGCTTCTTCGCGCACAATCTGGCGCAGCAGGGATTCCGGCGTTTCCAGGTTGTTGCCGTTGCGCTGGTCGCCCAACACGGCCAAGAACTGCCGGTTCGCCGGAATGACCGCTCCGCGCGCCAGCATCGGGATCTGCGGCACTGGCAGTGGATTCACGCCCCACATATTCTGGAACGGGGAAATGCCAAGGAAGTGCGCATTGCGGATCGTATTCAGCATGGAATTGATCTTGTTGAACGGCACGGCGATGATCGTGTTCATGCCGCGGATAATTGCGTTGACGACCGTGCGGAAGGTGCTTTCGATGCCCTCCTTGATGCCTGACCAGATACGGCCGCCTGTCGAAAACACGTCCTTGACCTTCTGCCATGCGTCTCGGAATTTGCTCTGAAACCACTCCGGCACAGACTTGAAGGCGCTTTTGATTCCATCCCACGCAGCCACAGCGCCGGATGAGACCTTTTCCCACAGGCCGCTGAACCAGTCCTTTACGGCCGTCCATTTTTCGATGACCCAGTCCACTGCCGCTGCAACGCCCTCTTCTACGTTGGCAAGAAACTGCTCAAAGGCCGCATCGATACTGCTGATCGTTTTACTGATCCATTCCTTTATGGACGTCCATTTTGCAACTATCCACACGACCACTGCAGCTATAGCGGCAATCAGCAGCGGTATCCACGCCCCTGTGATGATAGCAATAGCACCGCCAATAGTTAGCAGCGCCACGGTAATAGCCGTAAGATTCTTATTGTTGAAGCCGTTTTTAATCACATCACGAATTGCCACGCCAAGAAGGACAAGCCCCGCGACGATTGCCGTGATTGCCCCGCCAAGCACACCAAATGCCAGCCCAAGCCCAATGACAGCCGCAGCAGCGCCGATGATGTACCCTGTCAGATTATCGAAATTTATGCCGTTTTTAAGCATATCGGCAACGTTGATGGCCATCAGGACAGCCCCAGCGACAGCAAGCGCCAGCTGCTTTGCCTTCGACAAATTCCCCAGGAACTTCTTTCCGATTTTCCACGCAGCGAATCCAGCCGCCACCGCCGCCACATACGGCGATAGCTCGCGGACAACGGCTGCGATCTTGCCAATTTTTCCGGTGTCGACCTGATCGGACAAATCAAATTTCGGCGCTATGCCAGACGAACCGCCTCCACCGCCGCCGGAACTATCGTTCGATTCCCAGCGGTTCATTTCATCTAGCCCGGAAAGCTGTTTTTTTGCCTTCTCGGCCGCGTCCCCTGCGGCCTCGGTTGCGGAAGCCTGATTATACAGTGCCTTTGCAGATGCATCCGCTTGTGAAGCCGTTTTGCCAAACAACGAATTGATAAACACGGACACAACGGCAGTCAATTTGGAAAGCCACGCCAGAAGCGTTCGAATTGCCGGCAAAATATAGTTATAGATCGGCGCAAAAGCGGAAATCAGATTCCCCCTGATCTGCGCCAAAGATGTTGACATTTGCTTGTCTGCACCGATTGTGCTAAGCAGCATTTTGCGCATCGCACGCAGTGCTTTGGTAATCATGGTGAAAATGAAGACGCGCTTTG